CCATACCTGCTTATTAAATTGAAAATTGAAAATTGAAAGTTGAAAATGAAAGTGTCAACTTTTGCATAATCAATTTAAATTCCCTTGATTTTTACACGGTGTGGAAACCGAGGCGGAGCTTACTTTCAGATAAATCTTACTCTTCAGCTGATTTCGCAACAGCACCCAAAATGTGCTATATTATTATAGCAGACCGACAGGTAAGTGTCAAGTCACATTTACTTTATCGGTCTGTTTTACGCTGATTATTTTTCAGAATCGGGTTTGCGGATTTTGAAACCGTCATATTTTCCGATGTCGCAGAGGGCAATTTCGTGGCAACCCATTCTTGTTGACAGCGGTGCAAGCTCCATATAGTCGCCGTAGAGGAAAGTAAGGTACTTGTCATATTCCTTTGGCACAGGGAACTTGTAACCCTCAAAGTCGGCATAAGCAACATCGTCAAGATATTCCTTTGGAAAAGCACCGTTATAAATATTTCTGCCCATTCCGTCATAGAGATATTTTGCGTTCTTTTTGTTTTTAAAGAATTTTAAAGTACGGACTTCAAGCCACATACTGAATCTGAGCGGAAATATTTTCTTGCAGAAATTTGTTACAATGCTCTGGATTCTACTGCCGTTTTCAGCCTTGCGATTGTTCCATTTATTGAACACCAGCGCTCTTGTGAACAGAGTCACAGCCATATGAATTTTTTGTCCGATTGCTGAATTGGCTGTGCTATCATGACAGAAAATATCAAACGCAATTCCGTTGTGCATTGCGTGATGGTCTTTTGCAAAGTCGGTTGCAAAGAAAGTGTCGTCAAGTCTGACCTTGGCAAATTCATAGAAACAAGCCTTGTCCGTATAGTACGATTGAAAAGTCATATTGCTCGGAAGTTCCTTTGGCGCAATCTCGCAAAAGCGGTCAAAATCTTCACGCAACATCATAATATCGGCATCATCATCCCACGGAATGAATCCTTTGTGACGGATTGCACCGAGAAGTGTTCCGCCGCCGAGAAAATATTTTATGTTGTGCTTTCGACAAATTCTGTCGGTTTCAAGCAGAAATGCAAGCTGAATTTCGTGAATTGAATCAAGTCTGCGCTCGTGTGAGTGGGGGATACGCAGAACTTTTTCGGACTTCATCTTGTCCATTATGCAGATTTTCAGCATGGTTTCAAGGTCTATGTCGGGAGTGCATTCGTTTACGGAAATCTTGTTTGAATTAATTGCACAGCCGTCAAGCTCCGTAAAATCGCCCGACTCAATTGTACAGCGACTGCCGTAAATATCGTTGAGAACAGCCGCAATCATAATCAGCGATGCGTTGCAGTTTTTGCCGCCGACATTATAAACTGCGTTTTCTTCAAGATTTGTCATTGCGAAAACAATCGCCTTTAAAACATCGTTGATATAAACAAAGGTGCAGCGATTCCTTGTTGCCGGAACAACTGTGTCACGGCGGTTGGCTATATCGTCAAAAACAGGATCAAGCACGCTTGTAAAGTTGCTTGACGCTCCCAAAATTATGCCCGTTCTGAGCGTTGTAACGGTTGATTCGCTGTTCTTCAAAACCGAGTGCAAGGTGGTTTCTCTCGTTCTCATAAGCTGACCTGCAAGCGATGAGGGAGAGGTTGCGTCAAGTTCTGCGTACTCGTTTTCAGAATAAACTCTGTGCGGTTTGGCTTTGCCGTAAATTCTGCTGTCGTTCACAACGACAACCCTTGCGCCTGTGGCTTTTGCAATTTTGGCACAGGCATTTATCTCTGCAATGCCGTCAATCATAATCTGTGGGTTGTTGTCTGTATGTTCACCGCAGATTCCTGTTGTAATTACATAGTCGGCACTTGAAATTTCTGATGCAGAATTATAATCGACAAAATCAAAATCACCTCTTAACAAGAGTTCGCTGTGGTATGATGCCATTGCGTTGCGTGATTTGCCGAGAAGGATAACTTTTATTCCGAGCCTTTTAGCCTCGTTATTGTACAGAAAGGCATAGCAAAGACACCTTGCAAGTTCACCGCCCGAGATGACAATTGTTTTGTTCCTGAGCTTTGCAAGAGTTTCTTTTTCAACTCCGGGCAATGCCGCCCTGTCGGCCTCAAATTCGTTTAAAAAATCTTTAATACGCATTACTTTATCCTTCGCAATTCTGCACGCAGTTCTGTTGCTTTTATACTGCGTTTTATTCCGTCTTTAAGCGTGGTTTTCGGACTAAAGCCGAGTGATTTTAATTTATCGTTGCACAAAACATGCGGTGTGGGGGATGACGGAGAAAATTCGGGTTCTTCTTCGTCTTTTCTGTGAACGAACACTACAGAGAGATTTTTTTCGGGATTTGCCGATTTTACAAGCTGTGCAAATTCCCGCATTGTCACATTTGCGTTATCGTTTGAAATGTTGTATGCCTCGCCGCTTTTTCCGTTAAGCAAAATATCAATCAATGCAGAAACCGTGTCCGTCACATAGCAAAAGCTGAACTTTTCGCCACCGTTATCTGTAAGCATAATGCCCTGATTTTTTGCCGCACTGACAATCAGCTTTGCCCATTTTTTTTCATCGCTCATTTTGACACCTCCGAGTGTGGGGCAGGGACGGGCGATTTTTACATTCATACCGAACTTTTCAGCATAGCAAACAGCAAGTGTTTCGGCTGAACGCATACTTTGTGCGTATGCACTGTCCGCATCGGTCGGATCAAGATAGCCGAGGTCGTTTTCGCAAATGTTATTTTTACCGCTGAAAACTTCCCCGTAAACCGTATATGAAGATACGAGCAGAACCGATTCGGCATTTGACTCTTTTGCATATTCAAGCACATTTGCAAAGCCCGAAGTGATTGTATCCGCAATTTCGGGATTACTGCAATCTTCCTCTGCAACCTCACACGGGCAGTTGCAGTATATTACAAAGTCGGCTCTTTCAATCTCCGGAAAGTTCTTTGACTCTCCGATTTCAACAACAAAATCTTTGCGAAGAGTAAGGTTTCCAAACTGCTTTTCGGCATCTTCACGGCTTTTTGCAAGGGTGATTACCCTTGTGTTGTTTTCAAAAAAATCATTGCCCTCAAGCAATGTGCATATAATGTAATATGCAATAAGTCCGTGACAGTCCGACACGAAAACAGTCTTGTTTTTTAACTGTTGAAAATTTATCCTGTTGTCTGCAATTTTTTTAATGTCCTCAAAAATTTCGGAGGGCAGATTGCCTTTTACGGTACAGTCCAT